CGGCGGCCTCGATGGTTTCGGCGGCGTTGTTTTTTGATTCGGCATAGCCAAAATCTCGAAGGCTCAAGGCGGTGTATTGGCGCAGCCAGCGTGTGCCGGATTCGCCGACGATGACTGTGGCGGCGTTTTCGGCAAGGGCTTGATTATCAGATTTCACAAACACGCCGCCGCCGCCGTTGATGCCGTCATGATAGTTTTCGACGATGACGGCGGTTGCGCCGGGCTTGTTAAATTCGCGCAGGGCGGCAATGCTTGGCACGCGGTATGCCATATTTCCGAATAATTTTGCGACAGTTTTCTCAACATATTCGCGCGTCGCCAAAACGACAGCCGGGTCAACTTTTAACGCAACTGCACCAGTATTATCGACCTGAATAATCATACGAACGACTTGCTGACTTGCTGTCCCACTATTTGCGCGCGGCTTGTAGTTGTCAGGTAAATTACCAACAGCAATCAATGTACCATCTGCGGCAAACAAACCTACTTCACGGATTGTGAAATCCCCTTCTTCTTCTGGAATCAGCAATTCTGCAATAATTTGATTTCGGTTATTTTCATCAATCTTTAACAGGTTGACGTTTGCCCGATAAACTTCGCGCTTAAGCGATACCATATCGGCTGACGGTATGATTGCTTTACCGCCGCCATCCCCCACAGCCGTATGCGTTAATCCGACAACCGTACCTAATGCCGTTGCCTTTGCAATACGCGCCGTACCTGCTGAGGTAACAATGGTGTAATACTGTTGATTCATGCTATACCTTTGGATTGATTGTAATAATTTCGACTCGCTGAGCGGCGGCAGAAACCTGACCGGCTGGAGGCATTGAAATAATTGGCTTGATATATGGATAAATGGTGACGGTATCGGCGCGCAATGTAGCTGCCGACGTATTCAGACGGCCTCGAGTGATGACACCAACCGTTAAACCGCTGATGTGGCGTGATACAGGCTTTGTTTCCGAAAACAACCGTACCAGCTCTTTAAATTCGACTTCGCCAATGACGGCGTTTTCAGACAATACTGTGATGCCGAATGTACCCGGCACGCCTTGAGGATTAGCCTGCCACCATTCGGTAATTTTTATTTTCAAGCCGAAAATTGAGGCGACACGCTCAAGCGCGGAAATCGTGCCTTTATGCTTATGGTTGTAATACGCGGCAGCAACCACATCGCGCTTCACTTGCTCAGGCCATTCATCTGACCAATAATCCACGCTTCTTGCCCAAGCCAAGTAGGGCAGCAGATGCAAAGGGCAGGTCTGCGGATTCCACAGGTCACGAATAGGATGAGGGATAGGGTAAATTTGTGAGCGCGAGAGTTTATGCTCCAGCTCAGTTTTACTTGATGGCTGGGCAGTATTTTGATGGTATTGCCATTTGAAATTACTCATTCCAACCGCCCCAATTCACGGTAATACCTACACAACGGGCTGCCTGAGTGGGCGATATAGCAATATTTGCTGCTGGCTGAGCAATGGCAACGTCTTGCACGCCTTCAACGCGCAAAGCCTTGTAAATCATAGAGAGTGATACATCTCGACCGATTAAAAAGTTTTCCTCAACTGCTTTTTTCAAAGCTGCTTCCGCTTCTGTTAAAATCGGCACATAGTCTGGAGTGGCATACATTTTTAGCGTTGCCTCAACTCGATACTCCAGCACCTCTGCGGCTTTAACTTCTACACGATCTGCAACTGGTCGACGGTGTTTAGCGTTCACTGCATCTGACACTTTATCCAATACCGCTTTCTCAACTCCACCCGTTTCAGCATGGCCTAAAACTGTCACTACAACATGAGCAGGGGATGGACTGACGGCGGACACATCTTTAATTGAGCCATCGGCACGACGCGCTAAATTTATATAGGCAGCTTCAGGACCGGCAGTCGATAAAACCTCAAATGCCTCTTGTACGCGGCGGCGCAAGGCTTCGTCCGACTCTAAAATCTCTTCTTTAGGAGGATTAACGGTATCGTCAGCAGCCTGTATTACCAAGCGTTCAATATCGTAGTTTGCCGCAATCTGGTCTAAATCTGCCCCTTTGGCATAGGCCAGCATTAAAGACTGAGCCGATTCATTCAACTCCTGTCTAAACAACAATTCTGCGTACGCACACTCTTCCAAAAGCTTTGTTACCGGCTCGGATTCCAAAGCCAATACCGTGCGCCAATATTCCTGCTCTTCAGATGGATATTCATTGATAAACCGTTCTTTTCGCGCAGCCAAAATCGCCTCATAGTCAAGCTGCTTCACTACTTCAGGAGGGGGGATTTTTGATAAGTCGGTAATCTTTGCCATTTAAATATCTGCAATCTCAAATGTTTCTTTTACACCGCTCGATACGATGACGGTTTCCAGCCATATTTTCAGACGGCCTTCCGCCGCACTTTCTGCATCAAAGCGGACAGCTTCGATTTTTACGCGCGGCTCCCACGCTGCAAGCGCAGAAACAACCGCCTGCTGACAAGCCAGTACAACCGGCGGAATCAGCGGCATATCAATTAAATATGGCAATATTGAGCCGTAGTCTTCGCGCATAATACGGCTGCCAATACGGGTGAATAGGATGTTTTTAATACTCTGAGCAATATGATCCTTAAGAGGCATTCCTTGACCAGTTTCGGCATTTGTCATTTGTTTGGTTTCCCTGTATTACCGCCTGATGTCAGGTCAGGATGATTGTGATCGTCAAGCTGAACGCCATTGCTTACAACCTTGCCTTCATTGTTAAATTCGCCAATATGATTGAAACTGCCCTCAATAGTTGTTCCGCTTCCACCGCTACCGCTCATACCGCCGCTGTATGTCAGCAACCCATGCACGTGGAGCTGACCTTTTACCGCTGTCATTGGTGTATCAATAGTGACTTGAACAGATGCCTCAACATCTGCCGTCTTGATACCTTCTGCTTTAAGTGCGCCTGATTGATGGTCATATTTTATTTTTGCGCCATCTGGAAATTTAATAACAGTCTCATTAGGGCTTGATGACGGGGACGGGAATGAATCCGATGCGATACCCACCATGACAAAACCATTCTCTGTCTCTCCACTAGGGCTAAATACCACGCCCATTTCTCCGACAGATGGCAAACGCCAGACGGATACACCACCGGCGGCAGGGACAAAATATTGCAACCAATCTGTCGTCAATCCTCCATGCTTCATACGAATACGGTTTTTATTCGGATTGACTTCTGCTACCGTGCCAATTTTGATTAAATTCTCGATTTGGCGTTGTGTCATAAAATTACCTTATCTCCGACACGGCATTTTTCTGCTGCTTCTCTTGTCTTAAATTCAATTCTTCTTTCGCCACAAGGTCCGCTGTCATAGGCAACTAGTACGCGGCGATAATACAGACCGCAGAAAAACAATGGGCGGCTTAAAATTTGTACAATTCGTGCTTCCAGCAAAATAAAGTCCTTATATTGATTGAGCCGCCGACTAGGGACGGCAGACGGCGGCTCGGTGCCGTCTTTCCGGCTGTCAGGAGCTAAATGGCAAAATGGCTTAATCGCGTGGCTATTATTTCTCCATGCGCTTTTCATGTAAATTTGATTGATTCTTTAGTGTGATTTTAAGATTTCAGCGCGAAATAAAAGGCCGCCTGATTTCAGACGGCCTTATTTTTTAGTTTAAATTCCCTTTGCTACGGATTTAATAATCTCAGTCTCAATGTAAGATAAATCCGAATCAGACAATCCTACCAATTCACGGCTTGTCAGATTTTTACGGCTGTCACCGTAATGGTGTTCGGCAGCAATTTTCGCAGTAATACCACCCAAAAATCCAATAATTGCTTCATTGGAAGTATTCTTGCTACGCAGGTATTTCGGGCGCGCCATTTTTTGGTACATTCGCGCCTTTTTGCTGCTGCGCCCTTGAAAATATATATTTTCACGCAGATAGCCGCTCAGTTTGCGTGGCTCTCCTTCTTTCCGGCCAATGATTTTTTCTCCCTCCTGCCGAACATATGCCAAAGTTAAATCCCTTTGTTTAAAGTGATTGAACTTTTTACCTTTTAGCAGGGCCTCTCCATTTCTTAAGCCTCGCATTTTCCAACGATCACCCTGTCTTCCTGCCATTGGAGAGCCGTCAGGCTGAATATTTCCACGAACACGGGCAGCGTTTCGTTTGCGGACCTCAATCGATATGGTGCGCAACATTGCACTGCGCTCAGCAGGGCTGAGGTTTTTTATCAGGGCATCAACGCTTTGAATGAAATTATTAAGACCATCTTCCATCTCATCAACCCACCTGTTCATCATTGACCACGCCAAGCGCATCGGCAAAGTCTCCCAATACCATATCGCTATCGTATTGAGGCTCTTTTTTGGTCTTGAAGTTCAGACGGCCTTTTTCATCAAGACGGACAAGAATATTTTCTGTCAGGCGAAGCTGAATCAACACATCCCAAGTATCTGAATCGATTGGCTCAGCTTCAAAAGTGTAGGCTTTATTACCGTTTGTTCCCGGCTCGAGTATATCGGGCTGATTACGCTGTAACCAATAAATTACTGCGATATTAAGCCGTGTCAGCTTATCTTCTGCCAACTCTAAAGCCATAATATTGAGCGTGTAAGAAACGGCATGACTCAACGTGCCACGATTTGGCTTAATCTCACCGCCATCGATATAAATCCGCAAGCGGTCCGGGTGCATCGCTAATTCTGGTAAGGCATCTTGGATCGCCTTACGGAGTGAAACGGGTTTTTCCATACTTTTCAATCTCTTCTTGGCAACTTATACAACATCGGCAACCGCTGACAGCTTGACGGCGCGCCTCTGATATTGGTTCACCGCACTCTTCACATTCATACGCCGACGGAGTAGGGTCAAACTGCTCTTTGTGCTTTAAAAGCCAGTAATCTCGCTGCTTTTGTTCCAATTCGGCAGCTCTATCAAATATATCAGTCATTTCAGGCTTTCTTGGACGGCAGCCAAACTATTGCTGACCCACGCAAGCCGCCAGTGCATCACGATATGCTTTACAGGCATTGTATGCAGCGCGATAGGCAGTAAATCCATGCAACAAATCGGCATTGGTAGTGATTTGACCAACATCCACACGGCATTGTGGCACAGGCGGACATGATGATACTGGGTTGGGCGCAGTAGGTTTTGCACACCCAACCAACAACCATGCAAACATTAAAACGGCAAAAAAGGCTTCTTTCATTTGATGCTCTATTGTTGATTAATTGCTGCGGCCACATCAGCAGGCAGCTCTTGATTTGCCCACTGAGGATTTTTAGCCACGGCAGCAGAAACTGCGGCAGACTTTACTGCCGCCGCTTGGTTTAGTTTGTCGATTTCGGCTTGTAAGGCTTGGGTACGAGTTCGGCTCTGCTGCGCATCGGCATTTGCTTGATTCAGCTGATTTTGCAGGTTGTCAATTTTGGCGGCACGCGCATGGCTGATTTTGACCTGCATGATGATAACCAACAATTCAATCAAAACTACTGCAACCAAAGCTAAGGTAATTTTAATTTTCATAATGCTTACACGAGCTTTGCAATCGCATCAGCGATAGCGCGGCAAATCGTCCATTTTTTTTGTTTGAATTCGGCAAGGTCTTTATCATTACTGATAAAGAATGGTTCAAATACAATGCCCCCGTTTTGGGCATAGGCAAGGCGGGAATGCTGACCGGCGTTGTCCGGTTTAAATCCTGATTCACCGCGCAAACGCCAGCCTGTAACCGCCGCGACGGCATTACTGATTGCTTGACAGGCAGCTTTATTGCGCGGCAGGCTGAGAGCCTCAATACCTGTGGCCGTTTTATTGGCCGCCGCGTTCGTATGAAACTCGACCGCAATATTAGAGCCACGAATAAGGGTAATGGCTTTTGCCAGTGGCAGATTCCCTTTGCCTTCGCCATCTGTTTTCACTGTCATACCATAATCATTGCGCAGGATATTAGCCACGATATTGCGCATATCTTGCGCCAAATCGGCTTCACGGTCAGACCCATTGACTGCGCCCGGGTCAGTGTTGCTGTGGCCGGCTGTCAGGCAAATAAGTTTACTCATGCTTTACTCTCTTTTCTTTGCTGGATGAATTTTATTGATGTTCCCGCCAGCCCAAACTACCGCGCCGGCATGCAGGGCAAGCCCAAATATAAGCAGCCAAATAGCCAGCCACTTCAATCCAAAAGCGGCACAGAATGCGAGTGAGCCAAGCCATACAAAAGTAATATAGGCAATCGCCGATGATAATGGCTTGTGTGTTTTTCCACGCGTATCAAACATAATGATTCTGGCGGCGGCTGTGGCCGCCAAAACAATAACGGCAGTTGTCTGTACTTTATCCATCCTTACTCCTTTCTAGGCCATCCGTTGACAATGGTCATCAGCTTTTGCAGCACCAGTACAAGCAGGGCAGAAAATAATGCGGCAGACGTAAATGAGTTGATATGAAGCCAATCACCGGGGATTACCCAGTTCAAAACTTCTTCCGCTGAGTCATAGCCAAAAATACCGCCGCAAAATGAGACGGCAAACAGCCATGCTTTCGAAATTGACCCATATGTTTTTTGGCTCAGAACAAATAGACTTGCACCAATTAATGCCCCAAATGCAACTGAGGCGTGGACGTGATAACTGCCAATAACAATCACGGCGGCGTTGATGGCAGTGGTGGTTTTATCGGATTGCATGACGTTTTTTTAATCCCATAGGTTTATTGTTTTGATAACAGCAACTGCGGCAGTGTCTACGGCAGGCATTACAATTTTTAATCCAGCCGGTAGGAGTAGGGGATATAGATTTAAATCAGGATTTGCCGCCAGCACATCTACAATGTATTTTGAACTGCCATAAAATGCGGCAGTAATACCGGCGGCAGTATCTCCCTCTTTAGTAATAATCGTGTTGATTTTTGCCATTTTTATAGCCTTAAATCAGCTCAGAATCACAGCGGCTTTTACCCATCAATGATGCAACAGCAAAATGTGCTTCGCGGCGATAGTCTTCGGCCTGATTTTGTTTTGCTTCTGCACGCTCTCCACTTTTGCCGGTTGCTTCGGCATCTGCCCACGTTTCAAGCAGGATCGCCTTTGTGTAGCAATAGACGGCGCGCCGGTAATAAGAGACACGGACGGATTCGCCATTGATATAGTCTTCAGGATCGTCCAACTCATGTAGTGAGCTGATACTGTTTTGCTGCGCCTGTTTTTTCCAAGCCCGTAACTGTCCATTCACATGGGCAACTCCATCAATTGCAGCGTGATACAGTCGGCTCGAACTGACATTGGTATCAATGCGCATAACATTGCGTAAATCTGATAAATCAATACGCGGCCAAAATGTCCCACTGATGATTTCTGATTGTCCGTACTCTTGACGGCCTTGTTCATCGCTATCGGCAAAAACTAATGACATTTGATACTTTTAAGAAAAGGAAAACGGCCTTTTCCGTTTGCCGCAGGCTGACAATTAGCGCAATGCGTTTACATGACAGACAGGACAGCGGCGGCCGTTCCCGTGAGGGGAGAGGTTACTTGCTTTCGATGTTCAGTTGCTTTTTGAGGGACTCAATGCGTTTCTTCACACCGACATTACTGAAATATTCAATGGCTTTTTCGTACAAATCCAATGCACGAGCCGGATCATTGTCTTCGGCGCGCTCACCGCAGGCTTTCAAGAACTTGGCACGGATTGGATCCATGACGTTGAGTTCGTGTAAGCCTGTTTCATGGTCAACCGCAACCAGCTTATTAATGAGGCGTGTTTCAGCTTCTACTGACAATTCAGCACCGGATGCGAGCTGTTCGGCGATTTCTTCAAACATCAAGTCTTTTAAATCGCGTTGATATTGGTCTGAGACAATCATGTTCTGCTCAATGGCAAATTCCGCCAATGGCACGGCGGTTTCGATTTCGCCGATATCAATCAACCACAATAATGCGGTAGTGAAAACGGTATCTGTCGCCCGAGCTTTACCGCTCTCATGCACCTCATTTAACCAATCGCGGTATTTATCAATCATTTGACGTTTTGCTGCGATTTTGTCGGCAATGCCTTTAATACCTGATAATGTTCGGCGATCTTGTGCGAGCTGATACTGCAAACGTTGGTATGGTTCGGCTGCGGATAAATCGATATCAGCATTTTTTCCTGCCAAGACAGATTGTTTATGAGCACGAGCTGGTGAGGTCATTTTTTTTCTTCTCCAATTAATGCCGTCTGAAATTACTTCTCCACTGTTTAACAGACTGGTTACCACTTTCATTTCAGACGGCATTCATTACTTACTCGGCAATCTTGATATTTTCAATCAATGCGGCCGCGCCAAACTCTTCAACAACGTAGTCGATGTTTTCTGATTGGTAGTCGGATACACGATCAAAGCGCGGCTCGTTAATCAACTCGCGGCGATGACCTGTTTTGTGGAAATAAATCGACAAATTCGACAATGGCGTGATGAGCATTGTGTTTTTCGGGAAATACGGCACCGCGATGGCAGTGAGGCCGCCAACGCGTTTGGCCGCCGTAATGGCATGAGCAGCAACTTGCTCGGTTGCTTTTTGACCTGCTTCATTGGTTACGGCAAAGTATTTATCGCCCAGCAATGTGCGATGGCAAATTACGACCATATCCGGCAGTTCGGCAAATTCATCATCAATTAACTCATTGCAGGCATCAACTACAATGGCATCGAGATTTTTGTATTTAGCCGAAGGGCCAACATCTACTGCTTGACTGCTTGAACCCATCACGTTTTCAGGCGCATCTTCACGCAACTGTTGCAGCCAGCCTTTTTTAATGTCTTGTAACAAGGGATTTTGACCGGCATCTGAATCAGGCGATGATTTGACACCGTTAAAGCCGATGGCAATCAAGCTCAGTGCTTTGGATTTGACGATTTGGCTATTAACCAACTCAATGTAGTTTGTATGGGCTGACCATTGGTCCATATCATCGTATGGAATCATTGTGTCGAAGTTTACTTTTTCACACAGATACTTACGGCCAGTTTTGGTATGTACGGCTTTTGGTTTGCGTGCCTTGCTTTCGCCTGTTGGGTCCGTTTGAGTACGGCTTGCGTTCAAGCCTGCGCCAATACCTACGATTTCACCGGCGATTTCTGTCTTTTGGACCATATTAATTTTTTGCAAAAATGCGGAGCTTTGGCGAACTTTTTCGCGCATTTTTTGCGATACCGACGGGGTAACGTTGAATTGATCGGCTGTATTTTGTACGCCATTTGCTGCGGCGACCGCGTTGATGTATTGACTGATGTATTTATGCATTTTTCACCCTTAAAATTCTGATACTGGCTTGGTTGCACCACCCAAATGAGGTGCCTGGGCATTTACCGGCGTAACTTCAACTTGTGCTTTGAACTTTTCAAAATCTTCTTTCAGTGCGGCAAATGCAGCGGCAGATTTTTCGTTGTCGTCAACCAGCTGGGCCACCACTTTTGCGGCTTGCTCCAACTCTTGACGCAAGGCTGAATACTCTTGTTTTTCTTCAGGCTTGCCTTTCGCATCTTCAGTTACTTTCGGCTCTTGACCTTCTTCATTTTTTGGAGCGGCAGGCTTGGTAAACATGGCGGCGTGCAACTTGCCCCAGATTGTTTGTTTTTCTGACATTTTTTCTTCCATTTCGGTGTAATTTGACAAGATTTCTTGCTGGTCAGCCGCAACGGTAAATTTAAGCATTGATGTACCTAAAGATGCCGGGCTATCGGTCAACGCCAAGCCGATCAGATATGTTTTGCCTGTGTTGGCGAAATTTTTCTGCAACTCCATCGATGTAAAGACTTTTTCTCGGTCTTTCATCATTTGCTGGGTTTTTGCAGTCGGATCAAGACGGGCATAGAGTTTTGTCACGCTGTTTTCTGTCTCGGCTTTTAATTCAATCACCGAACCTAAGCCACCAAGTTCTGATTTAGGGAAAAATGGTCGGTAATGCTCGACATTTAAAACTGCGGTGTAGGTATTCGGGTCGTATGATTCGGCAGCTTGTACCAAATCGTCAGATGCGATTTCACGGCCATCAACCGTAGGTCCGCTTTGGCCGATACAAAACCATTTATCTTTAATATTCATAATTAATGACTTCTTTGGCGAAACCGTTACTAAAGTCTTTATTTTGCCCCAAGACCAATCCTTGACAATCTACTTTCCGCCTTAGTGCGTTTTTAAGGTTTGCAGAGCAATGTTCTCTTTTTCAGACGGCATGAAAATACGCTTGTGTTTACTAATTGCTTAAATAAATGGAAAAAAGAAATCAGGTGGAAATTGCGGCGAATATTGACCCTCGAACTGTTGCACGCAGTTTGTATTGGCAGGGCTGGCGCATATCTGCCATTGGTCGACATCTTGGGATTAAGCCGGCGACTGTGCATAGTTGGAAGCAAAGAGAGAACTGGGATGGCGGCACGCCTATGCAACGGGTAGCTGCTTCAGTTGAAGCTCGACTGATACAGCTGATTCATTTACCCAAGAAATCAGACGGCGACTATAAGGAGATTCGCCAGCTTTCGGGATTGATTCAAGGCTCTGCTAAGCAATCTGATTCAGATAGCCGCAGTGAAAAGAAATTTATTGATGACTTGGTTACAAATGTTCCGAATATTGATAATCCTCCGCGCGAACGAAACTTTCGCGGACGTGATGCAAAAGATGTACGGACGGAAAAGCCGCATAAGAATTTCTTACATCCTGAGCAAATACGCCGTATGAGTGAGATTTTTGTAGATCAAAGTTTTGGTTATCAAAAATACTGGCATCAGCAATATCAAAATCAGCGATTTAGAAATATCTTAAAAAGCCGCCAAATCGGGGCGACTTTTTATTTTGCGCGTGAGGCGTTTTTAAATTCTCTCAAAACGGGCATTAATTCGATTTTCTTGTCATCCTCTCGCGCTCAGGCTTATCAATTCAGACAGTACATTTTCAACCTTGCGGCGATGGTCGATGTTGAATTGAAAGGCGGTGATTCGGTTCAATTGCACAATGGGGCAGAGCTGTATTTTTTAGGGACCAACAGCCGCACAGCACAGGGTCGGAACGGCAATCTGTATGTGGACGAATACTTTTGGATCCCTGATTTTCAGAAGCTGCAAACATTGGCTGAGCCAATGGCATCACAAAAACACTTGAAAACGACTTTTTTCAGCACGCCGTCTAGTGAGGCTCATCCTGCGTATGGTTTTTGGAGTGGGACAGACTACAACGATGGGCGACCACGCTCGGAGCATATTGCGCTAGATTTGAGCCATTCGGCTTTAAAAAAAGGGAGATTGGATGCCGATGCGCAGTGGCGGCAGATTGTAACTATCCATGATGCGCTTGAGTCGGGATGTAATTTGTTTGACTTGGATTATTTGCGCCGGCGCAATTCGCCCGATAAATTCGCGCAGTTGTTCGAATGTCAATTTATGCCTGATGGGGATTCGGTTTTTACTTTTGCTGAATTGCAAAAATGCGGGGTTGACTCATGGGACACTTGGGCGGATTGGTATAAAGATTTCTCTGCCCGGCCTTGCGGCAATGCTCCTGTTTGGATTGGATACGACCCTTCTTACACTGGTGATGCTGCAGGTTTAATTGTGGCAACTGCACCAACTCATAATCGGGATAAGTTTTGTATTGTGCAAAAAAATCTTTTACAAGGGGCGGACTTTGAGAGCCAAGCAGCCTTTATACGCAAACTCCTTGATGTTTATAACGTGCAGAAGATTGTTATTGATACTAATGGCATTGGTGTTGCGGTTGCCGATTTGGTTAAGAAGTTTTTTCCATCCACGGTATGTATGACTTACACGCCCGACATCAAAGGCTTGATGGTACTTAAGATGCAGAATCTTATTAAAAATGGCAGGGTTGAGTGGGATAGTGGCGACCTTGATATTCAGATGGCTTTCCTTTCCGTACGCCGTACTTCAACTAAAAGCGGTAAATATACGACTTATGAATCCGTCCGAAGTAAAGATGCCAGCCACGGCGACCTTGCCTGGGCAGCAATGATGTTGTTTTTCCAAGAACCTTTAGACGGCACTGTAAGTGGTCGTGTTGAGATTGATAGTTGAGGATTTAGTAATGAGTGAAAAAAATCAGTTTGATGTTGAGGTTTTCAAATGGGGCGATGATGATCGTCTCACTTGGTTGGCGGACTTATGGGAATGTGTGGACAACGGTCAATACTATGAGCCTCCTGTTAATTTATCGGATTTGGCTGGACTGATGCGCACCGGCATTCATCATGCGAGTGCGCTTCAATGCAAACTTAATGTTTTGGCAGCTACGTTTATTCCGTCAAAATGGTTAAGCCGTGGGGAGTTTAAAAAGCTGGCATTCGGTTTCTTGGTATTGGGTAATGGTTATTTACAAGTAGAGCGAAATCGGCTTGGGCAACCTCTTACGTTGAAAAACCGTCTTGGCTTATATATGCGCAGAGCTTCGAAGAAAGATGGCTACTTCTATCTTCGCCATCATCTTGCTACCGATGCTGATTTTATTCCGGAAACTGATATTGTTCATCTAATGCAGCCCGATTTATCCCAAGAGGTTTATGGCATTCCCGATTATCTTGCCGGGATGAGTTCGGCTGAACTTAATAAGTCGGCTACAACCTTTAGACGGCGATACTACGATAATGGCAGCCATGCCGGTTTTATTGTTTACGCTACTGACAACAATTTAAATCAGACAGATTGGAACCAACTCAAAAACCAGTTTAAAGCCGCACAACGTGAAGGCAATTTTAAAAATGTTTTCCTGCGTTCGCCCAGTGGTTCTCCGGATGGTATCAAGCTGATACCAATATCAGAAGTTGCCGCGAAAGATGAGTTCATCAATATCAAGAATACAACCGCCCAAGATATGCTCACTATTCACCGCGTTCCTCCAGCCCTGATGGGTGTTGTCCCTCAAGCTGCCGGTGGCCTCGGTGATGCTCGTACAGCGGCTGAGGTATTCGCGGCAAATGAGATCGCGCCGATTCAGACAGCTTTCCTTGAGGCAAATGACCAACTTGGGGCAGAGGTATTCAAGTTTAAGCCGTACTCCTTGACCGTTGCTGCTTAAAACACTGCCTAAAACACTACCTAAAACAGAAAATCCACCTGAAAAAAAATCAGGTGGATTTTTTTTACATCCTCCGCCGCTGTATCGGAGCTTCCGCGCTCCCCCTCCACGCCTGCGATGCTCGCTCGTGTGCGTTTTTTTATGCAAAGTATGATTAAGCTCTAACCCTTATATTTACAGGGCCTTTGCTATAATTCCTGTATTGGCTTTTTTATGCGTTTTTATGCAAAAATACGCATTTTTATGCTTGATTATGCACACTTAAAAAGGCCGTCTGAAAATTCAAGTTCAGACGGCCTTTTCTCATTTATTTAATCTGTATTTTTTACGCAAATTCATCACGTCATTTCCCCAAAGCTCTAAAGCCTCACGTCTCTCATCTATAAGTTCTGAGCGGTCATATGCGCGTTCAGTTTTGTCTGCAATACCATGTGACAATAACAGCTCACCGACATCACGCCTTATCTTGTGAACCTCTCTCAAATATGTTCTTGCAAGACTTCTTAAACCATGAGCAGTTGTATTCAATCCCATTTTCCTACGTAATTTCAGCCGTACCGTTTCACGATCAAGATGCTTGTTATATCCAGCACCCTCAAACAGATAAATACCATTTACATTAAGCTTCATTGCTTCACGATAAATCTGCAGCAACGCACTGGATAATGGGACAATGTGCGGTCTTGTTTTCATTCGTTCAATTGGAATCTCCCATATCGCACTCGATAAATCCAACTCTGCAAGCATAGTACCAACAGCTTCTGACGGCCTAGTCATACTTAGAAGCTGCCAATATATTAGTAACCTTGCCCGCTCGCCAATTCCATCAGTTGTTTCTATTTTTTCAATCAATAACGGTAAATCTTTAGGGGATAGGGCGGCAAAATGTCGCTCTTGAGGTCTGTCAAAAACCTGTTTCCCGATAACAGCAACAGGATTACTTTCAATAACTCCGCTTGCAACATAATAATCAAACATTAAATTCAAACTACCTTTTACCCGGCGTAAATACTCAAGCACGCCGCGCTGCTCCATCTTCCGTAGTACATCCACAATTTCTGCAGTCTTTATAGTTCGAATGTCACGACCTTTAAAAACGGGGACAATGTTCAATTCCAAAGCAGATAAAACGTTTTTAGCGTACCGCTCAGATTTTCCCTTGCCAACTTTTCCGCCACCGCGCGCCCATCTTTCAAACCACTCGACCAAGCAATTTTCAAACCGATACCTAGCCGATACATCATCAGATAATATTTTAGGATTTTTCCCCTCGCGGATTTTCTGCAAAATTTCTTCACGCCATGCTCTTGCATCTGCAAGGCCATATTCAGGATACAAGCCTAACGTTAAAGTATCAGACTTGCCGTCATATCTACATTGCATTCGCCATGATTTCCGCCCCGATGGCAATACCCAAAGAGCAAGCCCACCCCCGTCAGGTAACTTATAAATTTTATCTTTCGCCCTTGCTGCCTTAACTTGAGCCAGCGTTAATGGTGTTACGATTTTCGGCATTTTCAGTCCATAATTCACTCAGTAACAAATAAAATAACACAAAAACACAAAAAAGATTTAAAACGAATAGAAAGCTTTTTAATTTTAGACAAACAAAAAAGCCAGTAAATATTTGATATTTACTGGCTTTTTTGTTGTGTTCTAAAGATTCGTAAATCTTTTAAAATTATCTGTGGCAGAGAGGAAGGGATTCGAACCCTCGATACGCTATTCACGTATACACGCTTTCCAGGCGTGCGACTTAAACCACTCATCCACCTCTCTGTGGACTATTATCCTGACTTGTTATCAGAATAATGTAAAACTTGACTGATTGATTTATCAGTGGTGCCCAGGAGAAGACTCGAACTTCCACACCCGTGAGGATACTAGCACCTGAAGCTAGCGCGTCTACCAATTCCGCCACCTGGGCAATTTAAATTTTCTTAAGCAAAGAAGCACCAAATTACTTGGTGCCCAGGAGAAGACTCGAACTTCCACACCCGTGAGGATACTAGCACCTGAAGCTAGCGCGTCTACCAATTCCGCCACCTGGGCTTTGCTTTATTCTTCAATTTAAGGTAGAGTTGACTACCCGAACTGCGAAGAAGCAGCTATTATATATTTTAAAAAAAGAATGTCAACTATCAAAATGAACAAAAATACTAAATCTTTAAATTTACGAGAAAAAGACCCGTATTTGGAGCGGGAGAAACAACGTTACGCTCATCCGTTGCCCAGCCGCGAATGGGTTATTGAATTATTGGAACAAAAAGGTGTGCCGACCAAAATCGAAGCTTTGGCACATGAATTGTCGATTGCAGAAGATGAATATGAATTCTTCGAACGCCGTCTGAAAGCGATGGCGCGTGATGGTCAGGTGTTGATTAACAGACGTGGCGCGGTGTGTGCGGCAGAAAAATTGGCATTGGTTAAATGCCGTGTCGAGGCGCATAAAGACGGCTTTGGTTTTGCCGTGCCGCTAACGCCGACAGGCGAGGGCGATTTTGTTTTGTATG